CCCAAGGCTGAATTGGAGGCGAAAGGCAAGTGTTTTGTGGAACCAATGATTGCAATGGCTACTACGAACGTAAAGAATCTTGACGCTGGACTCTATTCCAATTGTCCATATTCTATACAACGTAGATTGAAGTGCATCACTGTGAATGCGAAACGTGAATTCCAACGTATTGAAAATGGTGTCGCATGCGGCATTGACTCGGAAAAAGTCAGAAACCACTACACTATCGATGGTGCTTACACGCCCCCTGTTTTTGATGATATTTGGTTTGTTACCATAGAACAAGCAGTTCAACCCAACTCGTTGACTGTTGTTGCTGATTACAAACCAATCATCTGGCAGGGTAAAGAGATGAAAGACATTTCCATGGGTGAATGTATTCAATGGGCCATTGAAGATTTCGCTTTACATTTGCGCAACCAGGATGCATTGCTCCAAAGTATGCGCGAACGTGAAAGCAAAATGAAGAAGTGCTCTCATGAAGGATGCATACATTTGGAAGGTAACTGTCCTTACCATTGTGTTCCTTGTCAGGAACCTCACTTTGGTATCGAGACTGTGTCGTCTATTCGCCGTTTGATTTACGGAGTGCAAAATCCAATGCCTATTATAAATGGTGTGTATGATCGTCTCGATCTTGAAGCATCCCGAGTAGTTTATGCAAAAGGTTCAGCACTCTTGAGTTCTTGGGACTGGGTGACTCTGCTTCCGAAGTGTTGCTTTGAGCACCAATACTCTCTACCAGTATTTCGGTGGCTATTCTCTGATCAGCTATCTCGTAATTACTCATACGAAGTTCTGCGTCTCCAGTTGACCATGTGTTTCTTTGCCATTTTGGCTGTCTTTTTCTTCAAATATATCTGTTTTCTACCGTTGTTCATCCTCTACTATCACTACATGAGGGCTAGAGGAATGTTACGCGAAAGAGTGGAAAATGACTTGTTTGAAGATTTGCGACACCGAAATGTGGAGCTAACACCCATGATCAGGAAATACCGTGATGAATATGCCAAATATATTTGTGGCATCTCCATTGGTATTGCTGCTCTCTATGGGCTTTCACGAGCCTATCGAGCATACAGGAATAACCAACAGGTGAGCCAAGGTTCTTTGGAACCGCGCACCCCATCAGATGTCACCCAACGCGACAATGAGTCGAACGTGTGGACTAATGTGGTCAAGCGTGATTTACCCATCACTGAAATTTCAAAGAGAATGTCAGCAAGTCAGTTGCAAGATGTTGTCAGTAAAGCTTTGGTGTATGGTACAGTTCATAGTGACAAAATGAATGGTATGGTTAATGGTCTCATGTTGACATCTAATGTCATGTTGATTCCATATCACTATTTTGAGTTCTTCGGTAATGAAATGCGATGTACCTTTCGTAAACGCAATCCAGAAGCATCTGGTGGTAAATTTGTTGCCATATTGAGTTTATCGTGTGCGCATCGTGTCCCAGATACTGATATGTGCGTTTGCTATGTCTCTTCTGGTGGATCTTTCAAGAACCTGTTGAATTTCTTCCCAACTGGTCACATGCCATCCGTACCCTTCCGCATGTTGTGGCGTGAAAAGAGTGGTAATGTGATTACGGCCAAAGGCCTTACGCAACCACAGATTGTCACCACCACATCTAGTTTTGATGGGGGTATGTATCAAAATTTGTCT